TTGACGACGATGACGACGATGACGACGATGACGTCAAGAGTGCCGAAGGTGGTAGTAAAAAAAATATGCCATCATCTAGTTCTTCTGACATAGAAAGCGATGACACATCTTCAATTGATTTAGATATTACACCTGAGATTCAATATTCAAATGATAAAAAATCCAAATCAAAAAATGTAGAAGCTATATCATATAAAGTAACTAAACCTAATAAGGTTAAGATAACAAAAACACGAGTTGAAGGTAGTAGAAATTTACATACAGGATTAACAGATAGTATAAGCGATGATAGTTCTTTATTATCATTATCATTGTCATCAAATAAAAAATCATCAAATAAAAAAACATTATCAAAATTATTTAATGTAAATAAAAACGAAGACGAAGATATGCAACAAGGAAATATGCAACAGGGAAATATGCAACAAAAAACTAATAAAATAGGGGCATTATTAGGTTCTACAAATGTACATGCGCCGCAACAAGGAAATATGCAACAAGGAAATATGCAACATGGAAATAATAGAATCGGCGCATTATTAGGTTCTACAAATGTACATGCGCCACAACAAGGAAATCCAAATTATCAAGATTTATATAATAGTGGCCAATTAGGTCAAATGCAACAATCAAATCCTGTTAATATTACAAATGATGGATATGGTGTTCATTCTCCCGAATCTATACCTGATATGAATATGGGGTTATCTGAAATGATGCAAAATGCAAGAAATAAACAAAATATGGATGGATTAGATAATTTGCCTCCAAATATTCGAAATCAAATATCAAATATTCCTATGCAACAACAGATGGGGCAACAACAGATGGGCCATCAGATGCCAATGGATATGCAACAACAAATGGGCCATCAGATGCCAATGGATATGCAACAACAAATGGGCCAACAACAGATGCCAATGGATATACAACAACAAATGGCTATGCAACAAATGGGACAACAGATGCCAATGGGTCAACAGCAGATGCCGATGGATATACAACAACAAATGGCTATGCAACAAATGGGCCAACAGATGCCAATGGGTCAACAGATGGGTCATCAGATGCCAATGGGTCAGCCAATGGGCCAACAGATGCCAATGGGTCAGCAGATGAGTCGCGATGATATTGTTAATAGATACGGACAAAATTACAATGGTCCAATTGATATGATGGGCGGTGGTAATAAATTAGTTGACTTAAAATATATGCTGAATGATACTACTTCATCGGGCCAAAAAAAAAAAACTAAAAAACTAAAAAATGAAAGGACTAGCCAACGAGGAGGTAATGGCAGGGTAATACCAAAATATACTGGAGACAGGAATAACCCTTTTAAAAGCAACGAAGAAACAAATATTGGAAAACAACGATATAATGAAACGAATAGAACCGCTGTAAAACAACCAGAACCATTACTTGAATTTAAATTAAATAATGTTACGAAACAACCTATGCCACAAAATCAGGGGATGTATCCTTCTGCATATATCCCAATTCAAAATGCTTATATGCCAGATGGATATCCATATGTTGCAGGTGGAGGTATGCAGAATCAATATCCATATTCATTTACTCCAAATAATGTACCTGTTATAAAAAATTATAATATATCATTACCAAATCCTTCAGGTGATCATGTTAAAATTGCAGATTTATATGAAGATATGTTGCCAAATACTGGAAAATATAATAATACAAGTATTACATTAGAAGAAAGATTAATTATTTATAATTATGTTAGACAAGTTCTTGTTAGAATTGGTGATGGGGAAGATATTGATATCGATGGTAATATTAAGGAAACAACTAATAGAAAAAATTTATTAAGTTATTTAAAATTATTAGATTTAAATCCTTATCATAATAGCAGACTAACACCAAATCCCTATTTAAGTTTGCCTAAAAAAATGCTTATGTATAGATCATGTTATCCAATACGTTTTGATGCAGCTACTAAAAAAACAACATGTTCTAAATTTAGTATTGGATTAAATTTAAGAATTTATCAAATGACTGAAGCAGAATATAATATTAAACATTTACCACCACCTGGAGCAGGTGTAAATAATCATGCACAATTTAATTTATGGAGAGAAGTTGCATTTTATGAATTTGTAAAAGAAAATATTTTAAAGAAGAAAATATGTCCTAATTTCCCTATTATATATTCATGGTTTATATCAGGAGGTACTGACATTGATTTTAAACGTTTGCAAACTCTTCAAAATAAATATGGACAAGTAGATGGAAATGGCAAACCGTTATATAATGCAGATGAAGTGGCAAAAAATAAAGCACATCAACTCGCTTATAAGAAAGAATTAGACGAGCATTTTGCAAATAAGGAACGTATTGTCCCCTTAAGTATGACCGGTGGTCCATATCATTTTAATATATACGGAATTTTACTTGATCAGTGGAATATGCCGGTACCAGATAGGGCACCAGATCCATCTAAGAATGATCTCGGATTTAAAAATAGACAATTTACTCCAATTGAACAGCAAACTATTAAATTTAATTTAAGTTCAAGTCCAGATGGTAAAGTTAATTTGGTTCTTAATGATATTAATAAACCGATTGATCGTTCATTGTTAATACTAACAGAAGCACCAAATTATAATATAATTCAGTGGGCTACAAGAACTTATAATAATCAAATTTTAGGGCCAATTAAAACAATGATCCAAACTGGGTATCATCCTGAAAATGTATGGTTAAGTATTTTATTTCAATTACTCATTGCATTACATGTAATGTATTTAAAAAAGATAACCTTTTTCAAGATGACATTAGAAGATAATATATATATTAAAGATTTAATGAATAATGAACAAACAGTTGGGTATTGGAAATATATTGTTAATGATTTAGAATTTTATATTCCAAATCATGGCTTTTTATTGTTAATTGATTCAAATTTTAAAGATATTGAAAGCAACGCAACAACTGTATGGTCCGTTCCAGAAGATGAAAGGAATAAAGAGGTATTTAAATCATATGGAGATGTTGATCCAAATTATAATGATGATCAAGCAGTTTATAGAGATAAATTAAATCAAGTTCAATATGAGAACTTAATAGAAATATTAGATCCGGACAAGTTTCGAAATGCATTTACATTAAGTGGAGGCATTAAACCTCCAGACAATGTAATGATGAAAATTCGTGCTATATATACTGATATTAGTAATAGAGTAGCTCCAGAAGCAGGAGCAGCAGGAGTGCCACAGAACGGGGACCTTTCTGAAATTATTTTTGAACATATGGGAGGTTTTCTACATAATAGAGCTGGCACATTTTTATCTAAAACAGAACAGGATGATGGGATTGGCCTTGCACCACAACACCTAAATATAAATAATGCAAAACCGGGGCATTTATATCCTGTTCATGAGGGGGGGAATTATAAATGGGTTATTTATAAAGGTCTACACCGGGATCGTCGGAATCAAATTGAAGTTTATACTAGAACAGATCATAATTCTCCAGATATTATACTAGGGACATATTACGAAGATGACTTATTTATATATAATTCATTACAAAATATAGATCAGAAATTTAAAGCACAAGAAGGAAAATTAGGTGAAGATGAATTATTAGAAACTTATAGAATTAATTAGTTAATTAAATATATTAAATTTATATATTTAATATATATATGGATTTAAAAGATTTTAATAATAGTAAAATTAAGGTAGAAAATAATAGTTTTCTACTACTAAGTTCACACCGTAATGATTATTTTAATGAATATAGTGAGAAGATAAGTAATGATAACCCAGATTATAAAGGCTATATCCTATCTGATTTATTTTTTTCAGAAGCAAATATAGAAATAGTTCAAAGATTTTTAGTATTAAGTGTTTATAAAGAAACAAATAAAAAATACTTAATACCTTTTCAGAATCATAATTCTATTACAACAGTAATGAAATATATGTTCAATGAAAATGCCAAAAATTTGCCATATGATATTACAAAGCAAATCAATGAATTGAATACATATGTTGTGACTGAACTTAAACCCATGATAATAAAAAATATATATAGAAGAGAACAATATATTAAAGATATAAATGCACCTCCTCCAATAAATAATTTACCAATAAATGTTAATTCTGCTGGTAATAAAACATTACCAAGTTATAGTTCTACATTTATCTAAATATTTTTATAAATTTTATAAAATTTATAAAAAATTAAGTTAATTTAATTTAATTTATTGTTGAAGTGTTTCGTTGATACCTCCACTGTTATCTATTTGATGATAGATAAAAATTGTACCCTTTCTGCTTGCTTTAGCCTGGAAATCTTCATTGGTGGAATCAGTGGCTGTTGAAGGATCTATTGTAGAAACTGGGGAGACTCTCATTTCATTGGATGCTACAGTAGCATCATTACGTGCGATTGAGGCACCTCTGGGATTATACCAATAGTGGTTGGTAATACCATCAACATTTTTTAATATAATAGCAGATGAACCAGTAATTAAACCTTGGACACCCTCTATTTTTTGTCCATTTGAGTAATATTCTTCGGAACTATTAACTTCTACACATACAACGGATTTTAAGTCATAATTGTTGGATTGATTTGGAAGGGTGATAGTTGGGGGGAATTTAACTGGTGTTGGATTTAGTCTATCAAAACCAGCAACAGTTCTAGGTAATCTATGGAAGTATTGAGGTCTGATTAATTTACCAATGTTTAATGTATGTGCTCTTCTTGGTACATAGAATACTAATACTTCTCTGGAATAAATGATTTGTTGATTCTTTGGTACAACATTTCCATCTTCAACATACCATTGAGACATAATTAATGCATCTTGTAGATCTAATTCTCCAGATGATAAACCATTATTCATAGTAGGTAATCTCAAAGTTACCATAGGAATAGAGGTAACTTTTGGCATAATAACTTGATTTCCCATAACTTGGTTATTAGCCATTACATTTTGTAATGGGCTTGTTGCTACAATTGTAGGTCTTAGAGAAAATGCACTGAATAATCTTTGCATTACTTCACCTTCAGAACCTTCCATAACTAAATCATGGTTATCAATAGTGTTTCTTCTACAGTTATCAATTGCTAACATAAAGTTAGTGTGATTGCAATCATAATATCTACCATTTCTTAAACTAACAACAGAATTCCATAAATTGGATTGTAATTGAGCTCTGTTTAATAGATCTTTAACAGGGGATTCAGCAGAACATACAACATCGGTTGGGTCACTGATCATATCATAGAACAAATCGTAATCAGTTGATGTTAAAATAGGTTGTTTAGAGTATCTTTGTTTTACAATATATGCAATATTTCCTTGTAACATATGAGTATCGAATAAGTTAATTTTTGGAAGGAAAAGAGCAGCAACTACAGGGTGAATAGAACAATGTGGGTTATGTCTTTCTGCGTTGAATGTTCCAGTTATAGCTTCTGGGGCACAATCTCTATAGATCATGGATTGTAATACTACTTGAGCATGGGTTGATCTTGTCTCATTGTATAATCTAATTAATTTTTGTACAGAGTCGTAATCTTTATCATCGAATTTCATACCATCATCGACATCGACCATACCTTGGCCTAATGCTCTACTCATACTTGTGAATGGAACAGTAACATTTACATGCTGGGCTTCTTCAACACCTGTTAATGATTGTTCATAAACTCTTCTGAATTCTTCAAATTCAGGATCAGATAAGTTATATTTCTTCTTGTATTTAAGAGCTTTCTTTAAAAGAATATGAAGAGGATAGTTTGAATTTGAGTATCTTTCATTTATCATTCTAGCAAATTTCTTTGCTCTTCTTTTTACATCACGAGTTCTTTCCATAAAAGAATCTTGAATTTGATCCAATAATTCTTGATCACCGTATCTTTCTCTTAATTTATACATAGCTGTTTGAGAAATATGGTTAGGATTTTCTTTAATTAATTTTCTAACTTCATTATCTACAACATTCGCGTTACTTTTGTCGTCGCTAGGTCTTTTTCTATTAAAATTATCAGCAGATTTATTATCACTTGACATTATATATATATAAGTATAGATATTTTTTTTCAGGAAAAAAAATTATTATTACTGAAAATTAAATTTTGTATTTCTATACTTTTTTTAAATATGTATTAAAAGTAAATATTTATATATATATATAAATAAGATCACATTTTTATAATAAGATAATAAAATATACAAATTATGAGTTTAGAAATTGAGAACACTTTAAGATATTATCAATAAAGAATGGTTAACATTGAAATATTTGCGCATATTCATACTATTTTATACTAAAAAATTTAACAAAATACTTAAATATAATATACTATTATTTTTAAACACATAGTTGAACTGAATATTTATTTATTTGTGATCTAAATGAAGATCAATATAAATTTAATCACTATTACATCTATCGTCTATTTTTTCAACAACCTTGACAGGTACATCAAACTTATTGAAATATAGATAAGCTTTTGCAGAATTACGAATAATCATTTGTGGAATTATAACAATTATCACAATAATATTTTTATCAATTATATTTTTATATTTCTCTTTATAGTAATATAAAATATTCTTAAAATCATTTGAACTTATATTAGTAAAATATGTAAAATCAATTATCACTTTATAATTCATTTGTATATTATCTAAAAAATTTCTTACGAATTCGACCATTTCTGAATATTCTTTATCACTAAATTCATTTTTTAATATATAAATTGTTATAATTTTATATGTTGCTTTTGCATCTATTTGATATTTCATAAATTTATTAAGCTCTATCATATAAAATATTAAAGATATTAATATTTTATAGGTATGTATATATTAATTTATAACTTAAATTTATGAAAATGTTCTTCCATTTCAGCATACAATTTGATATATCCTGATAAAACATCATTCAAAATTTCATTTATAGTCTTACTACCATTTGTTACATACTCAATTGTTACATCACGTATTAATAAATGATCTAATTTATAACCAGCAAAATCTATGTTTTTATGATCCTGTAACCCTCTTGCAATTAAATTTCCAAATGTATGATCTTCATTGTTTAATATAATTTTCCCATGATTATCGGATGTAAATTTTATTTTCTTAATTACATTCATAATGAATTCTAATCTAAACTTAATTATTTTACATGTTCTACTTAAAATTTCAGAAACTGAAAGTTGTCCTCTTGGTTCAAATTTAAATATATATTCATTATCATTAATCATTTCATAACAACACATTCCAACTGATGCATATATTGAATGATTCATTGGAATTCCTTTATCTGCTTTTGCAGAGAATTCAAACTCCTCTCCTGGTTTTAATCTTACAATTAATATAGGATTTTTATAAAATGATTTTACTTTTTTAGTACCATCAAAAAATTCAATCGCATCCGATGTTACATCAAAATATTCATCTTTTTTATTGATAACTTTACTATATATTGTAAATAAATAATTATCTTTCTTTTTTTCTTCTCCTTCTCCTTCTCCTTCAACTTCTTCTTCATTTACAGGTTCTTTATATTCAGCTCTTCCTCTAGTATATCGTCGTAATTCATTATATTCATCCAAATCTAATGGGAAATTAACATCAATTAAAGGTAAATTTTCCAACCTATTTCGCATATAGTCATTGTTATATACAGATGTATTTTTTGATATATCTATATTATCTTTATTAAATGCAAGAGATGGAATATCTTCAAGCATTACGCGTCTTAAAACATTTAATACGATATGATTTATTTCTGATCCTTTAAACTTGATATGTAAATGATTTGGTTGAAAACTACTATCATTCAAATAACTATTTTTACTAATATCTAACTTTGACTTGGACATTTATATATATATAATCATCATTTTTTTAAGCAACTTTATTTTCCATTTTTTCTCAAAATTCTCTTACCAGATATACCATATTCTTTCTTTATTATCCGAATTCCTCTTATTTCATGTTTATTTAATCCACCATTTTGCGGATATACATCAAATGAATCCATATCTGAAAAATCTTTTACTGGATCCACATATTCATCCATGTTTACATCTTCTGTTTCTATTATGTTGTCTTCCATACTAGTATATGAATCGTCCGATAAATCTTCTAACATTTGTTCATCAAATTTATTATCATTTGTTTCTAAATATTCCTCTTTTTTATCGTGGTCATATGGTTTACTTACATGTTTTTCAGTTTTAAATTCTTCATATTCATCTACTTTTGATTTTTCTTCGTAGTTGCCATTATCTAATTTTTTATTAATTCTAGAAAGAATTATATTAAATATATCATCTTCAAGTTTCTTTGTATTATCTTTATATTTAGAAACATTAAAGTACTTATTTATTATTGAATCATTTTTATATTTATTTTCCATATTTATTAATTCTTTATTAATTCTTTTTGCTGAGATTAATATTTCATTTAATGATAAATTAACATGAAAACTACTTCTTATTTTAGTAAAATTAGAAGGAAATACTGGGCATATAATAAATTTAATTGGATTTTTCCCACTAACAAGTTCTTTAAATCTTTCATTATCAATATCTTCAATATTCGTCATTATAGCGTATGCATCTACAAATTGTGCTTTAAAATCTAATGCTAAATTATATATAATCTCTTTTAATAATTCATAATCAACACTTGTAAATATAACATTTAAATATTTAAATTGTTCAACATATGCTTCGACAATGTTCATATATACATATAAAATAAATTAAATGTTTTTAAAATTTATTTTAAAAACATTTACAGAAATCGAGCAAAACGATACTTTCTATCATCATATATATGCTTTTCCTCTTCTGACATTTTAGTAATTATTACACAATTCATACCAAATGTAATAGAACTAATATTGCTTCGTGTTGCTTCCCCGATAAGACCTTTAAGAAGATTTGTTTGTTTATTTTGATTAGGTGATGTCATGAATTCACGATTAACATCATCTGCGAGATGTTTGAATATTTCTATAGCAGATTTAGAATTTTTATATCCATATCTTGTATCATAATCATATAATCCACCACGAGTCCAATAAGATGTTTCGATATCTTCTATTATATAAATACCACCAGGCTTCAATAATTTATCAAATAATAAATCGAATGATGAAATTTGGTGTTCAGGTATATGTGATCCATCATCTATAATAAAAAAAATCTCATGTTTTATTTTTTTATCTATTATATTTTGTAGCATTGTATTAGATGATTGGTCTGCTTTAAAGATTGTATATCTGTCTCCAGAATCTTCTACTCCAATGTCGATCCCATAAATGTATGCATAAGGGAAATAATTGAGCCACATAGACAATGATAATGATTTTTGAATACCAATTTCAAGCATTGCGCGTCCGCCAGATTTTTCTCGTGAACGCAAATGTTCAATAAAACGAGGATAAAAACGATGATATCCATGATGAGTTATCTTATCAGTCCCAGCCTTGTAACCGATTTTTGCCATATCGCCACTAGAAGTTATAATATTATTCATATATTTCTCACTAAATAATGCTTTTCCAGGATTATAACGAGTTTTCGATTTATGAGTTTTCGATTTACCAGAACCAGTTGCCATGTAATTATCGTCATTATATGTATATGTCGATTCAGAATCGTTATAAAGTGTGAATGTTGTTTTTCCTGTTCCATAGTTGCCTCCGTCTAATTTTTTCTTAATTCTATCAATGATCACAGTAAATATATCATCTTCTAGTTTTTTTATATTATCCTTATATTTAGAAACATTAATATACTTATTTATTATTGAATCTATTTTATAGTTATTTTCCATATCTACTAGTTCTTTATTAATTTTTTTTGTTGAAATTAATGACTCATTTAATGATAAGTTAATATGATAACTACTGCGTATTTTAGTAAATTTATTAGGAAGTACTGGACAAATTATAAATTTTATTGGATTTCTCCCACTTGTAAGTTCATTTAATCTTTCTTTATCAATATCTTCAATATTCCTTATTATAGAATACGCATCTACAAATTGCGCATTAAAATCTAGTGCTAAATTATATATAATTTCTTTTAATAAATCATAATCAACACATGTAAATATAACATTAAAAAATCCAAATTCTTCAACATATGCTTCAACAATGTTCATATATATATGAAAATAAATTAAATGTTCTTAATTATTCACTATTTTACTAGTATATTATCCAAATATTTTTGTAATATATGTATATGAGCTCAAAAAAAGGTATTAATAATAAATTAAATCGAAATAAAGATTTTTTTAATTCTATAGACAATGAACTAAATAATGATGATGATAATGATAATGATAATAATATTGAAACAAATATAATACATATAAAAAAAGATATCAAAGATATGAAAAATAAACTTGATATCTTAATTAAAATTTTATCTAATAATAAATTATGTAGTTTATCAAATAATGATTATATTAATACAGAATTATTATTTGATCGTCTAAGTGAAGAAGCAGATAATGCGAATTTAACTAATGAATCAAATCAAATAGTATCATCTGAAGAATCAAATAAAATAGTATCATCTGAAGAATATGAGGCTGTCAATAATCTATCATCAAGTGAAGAAGATATTGATGAAGACAATGGCATAGATGATACAACTATTAACTATTCTAATACTACCGACTAATTAAATTTATATTTATTAAAATAATTTTAATTAATTAAGTAATGAGGTCTAAATATTACTTAATTTTATTTGAAATTAATTTTAAATTGTACAATAAAACAAAATTAGAAAATATAATATTTTTATTAAAAAAGCAAAATTATAATTTTATTTACGGCATTGTTAATACTAATAATATTAATATATCAAATACAGATATTATTTATATAAATAATTCAAAATATTGTTTTATAAATATTTTAAATGAAATTAAATTTGATATAGATTATGTAATTCATGTTAAAAATCCAGAATTGATTGATTTTAATGCTATAATTAACTATGATTTTAATGATGATAAAATTACTGTTTCGAATGATTATAATAATATATGTTGTCGTATTATACCTTACAATATTATTAAAAAAATCGATAAGCAATATTATAATTTAAATATAAGTAAGTGTGATATTATAAAATGTGTTAATCCTAAGACCGATGTTAAATATGAATATATAACAACATCAATCGAAACTAAAATTGAAAATAATTTAATTGAATCTCAGGATCTAATAACAATTATTATGACATGTTATAACTCTGAAAGTACAGTAGAGGATGCATTAAGATCTATTATAAACCAAACATATACGAATATTGAAATTATAATTATTGATGATGGTTCTAATGATAATACATCTAAAATTATTAATAAATATAAACAAATAGATAAACGCATTCAATTTATTGAATTGACTGTGAATAAGGGTTGTTATTATAGTAAGAATATCGCTCTTAAAAATATAAATCCAAAAACTAAATATATTGCATTTCAAGATTCAGATGATATATCATTAGTATCTCGTATTTCTAAACAGTATTCTCATATGAAAAAACATAAACTATTATTATCTACAGTACAATTTTATGAAAATAATTCATTTAAAATGCCGATGATATCTAAAATGATTCATATTATGGTATTTAATAAAATAGGTTTTTTTGGTACACAAAGATTTGGTGAAGATGAACATTATTATTATAGATTTTTTGCATTATTTTGTCCAGATTATGACTGGTTAAAAACAATTAAATATGAAAATAATAAAATTGGATTTTTTAAAGATTATAAATATTATCATAATATTAATGAAATATTATATATCGTAAAACGTCATACCGCTTCACTTACTGCCACAATTCGAAATCCACGTGTGCGTATGTCAAATGAGTTAAATAAGAAATATAAATTATTAGCATATGAAAATACAAGCGAATTAATACAAGCTGGATGTTATTTAAATTTTACTAATAAAATATCATGTATTAAAAATAATCAAAATGTTTCTATTAGTATTGATACACCTTCTACGAGTATTATTGAAATGATTTTACCAAAAAATGTTCATCAAGCATACATATCTAAACCATTACATCATTTAAAAAATAGATTTTTAGATAAATATAATTTAGTAGATTTTCATAGTTTTAAAGATCCATGTGTATTCTTTGGTATGTATAATAATGAGGATATTAATATATTAAAAAGATTAAAGAATGAAAAATTTATAATATGGGGTGGTACAGATCTGGATATGGAGTATCCAGATCGGGTTGCTAAATTTAATATTATCAAATCTATTCCTATTACAAAACATTATGCGATTAGTTCTAATATGGAAAAAAGAATGATTAAATTAAAATTAAAATATGAAAAAATAGAATTTAATTTAATTAATGAAAATTTATTTTATCCAATAACTTTGAGAGAAAATTCGATTTTTATATATAATGGGTTTACACCAGGGAGTGAACACATATATAATGAAGATATATACAAAAATATTGTAAAAAAATTACCAGACTATAATTATATTTATAGTAATACTTTGAATCTACCCTATGAAAATATGCCCGATATTTATAAAAAATGCTTTATCGGTTTAAGATTAACAAATAAAGATGGCAATGCGAATATGGTACAAGAAATGAATTATATGAATATACCGGTTGTTCATAACGGTGACGAAATCAAATCTTTATTATGGAAATCAGAATCAGATATTATTAAACATATATTAGACAATATACCACATATATTAATTATTTTTGATAAAATTATGATACAATCAGACGGTTCGACGGTATGGCTGTTTAATTTTATTAATTTAATAAAACTTTATAATTCAAAAATACGAATTACGATAAAATGTATGAAAATCAATAATCAAATTAAAATTAATAATGTAAAATTCATAACAGAATGTACTGATTATTCACAATATAATCATATATTTTATAGAATTAATGAATCAATAATTGATTTTGTTTTATATAATAATGTTACTTTAATTATTCATCATTATGATACTGCTTTAATTAACTATTATGATAAATTTAAATTTATCATATGTAATAGTATATTAATAAAAGATGAACTATTATTAAATAATAATAATGCCAAAATTAATATTTTACCACCATTAATAAATAAAATACAGAATCCAAAAAAAAATACAGTATTAACATTTTGTTATAGCGGTACTATTAAAAAATCATATAAGTCATTAGAAATGTTAACTTTATTTGAAAATCTATCAACTAATTATGATTTCGTTTTTTATTTAGTATATGGTAAACATAAACACGAAAATGATATATATGATCAAAAACTTAATACTATTATTAATAAATTAAAAAATAATAAAAAATTTCATATTTATAATGATATTCCACATATTGAAATTGAAAATATTATGAATATATCTCATTATGGAATAGTAATACACGACGAATCAATTGATAATAAACAACAATCTACAAAATTAATTGAATATTTATCTCATAAATGTATTCCAATTAGTTATTTAACATATTTAAATTGTGGATATATTAATAAAAATTTATATTTTTACGATATTAAAGAATTAGATGCAATAATACAAGATATTATTAATAATAAAATAAAATATGATGATATTATAATTAATAATAAATTAGATTCACATTTGATATCAAATAATTTACATATATTTAATGTTTCAAATAATATTATTATTACAAATAAAGTGATAATTAATAGTGATAAAATTGTTATTACAAACGTATATAAAAATATATTCAATAATAAGAAGGTTATTTTTATTAGTAATGATTATGATTTTAATACTCATTCAAATAATATTAAAAATATTCTAAATAAAGATAAATATACAAAATATAGTTGTAATTTAGAATTAAATTTTTACTTTAATAAATTAGGAGATTATATTCTTGATTACAATTCTAATATTTATGATTATAGTAGGCATCAAGAATATTTAGATTTATATGGAGTAAAAGAGTCTGAATCATTATATATATATACGAAAGATTCGGATTACATTGAATTTAATTGCTTATTAGAAAAAAATTATTCCTATTATATTCATTTTGATATTGAGTTTATAATACCTGGTACATTATTTCTTTTAAGCATTACCGAGTTTGATGATGTATTAAAAGATATTAATCGTAATTTACACGTTATAACAAATAATAACTCTAATATTAAATTTTCTATAAATACACAAAAAGATTCGAATTTTATTTTTAAAATTAAACCATCATCACGTAATTTCTCACAAGTCAAATTTAAAATTAATAAATTTGAAATTAATAAAATTATATCACCCAACAAATTATGTGATAAAATTAAAATTATTAATATGGATAAAGAAATAAGAAAATATCATAAAATTAATAGAACTTTTGAAATTAATGGTATAATATGTGAAAGAAGTACAGGAGTTGACGGCCAAACACCTCAAATTCAAAAAATTTATGATATAAATAATAATTTACCCTTTAACGAAATAGAACATAAATTAAATAGGAAATTAATTGTTAGTTCAGGCGCAGTAGGATATTTATATTCAATGATGAACATTTTTAAAGAAGCTATAATTAATAATTATGAATATATTATGATTTGCGATGACGATATTAAATTAATTAATGATTTCCTATTTAAATTTAACGATTTATTGAATTGTATCAATAATCGATTTAGGCTATTAATGCTAGGATCATCTCAATGGGATTGGAATGATATCGAATTTAAAAATAAATATTATCATCCCAATTCATCATCTAATGGATCTTTTGCGAATATATATCATAGAAGTACTTTTGATATAATATATAAGAATATTATAAAATGCAATGCACCATTTGATGATATACCTATGAAGATTAATTTTAATAATAACTTTTGTTATTTAGCATATCCTAATTTAGTTATTGCACAGCTTGAAGAATCTAGTATTAGAAAAATCAATAAAAATAGAAATTATGATAGATTTAAATGGAATATTAAAAATTATTTTAGTTATGAATATGATTTTAATAGTAAATTAATATATAAAAAAATAAATAATAGAATTAATAAAAAATTATTTATTATTGGTATTACTACATTCAATAGATTATATTATCTAAAAGAATGTGTCACTTCATTATTTCAACATTTAAACAACGATGTCGATTATATTATTATTTTTGCAGATGGGAATTCTTCTGATAAAACACAAGAATATATTAAAAATTTAGATATTCAAAAAAATATATCTATCTACTTAATTTGTAATTATGAACATTTTATATATAGACAAAGTAATAGTATTTTAAAGTTTTCATATAATTTTAACTATGATTATGGATTTTTAATTAACGACGATATACTTTTTTTAAAAAATGATTGGGATACTGTATACTATAATACATCTATTAAATCTAGTTACGATCATCTTGTATTTTATGACCCCAATCATAAAATAAATACTCATACGATTAAAAATAAATTATTAATTTCATATTGTGATGCCAATGGCTGTCAGGGTGCATTTTTTACATTTACTAAAAAAATGATTGATATTGTTGGATATTTTGATGAAGAAAATTTTAAAATTAGAGGTCATTCGCATATAGATTATACAATTAGATGTTGTAGAAATAAATTTAATAATGAATCATCGTTATTTGATATTATTGATGCAAAAAAATATATCAAATTAAATATGAGTAATTATGTTAGTAGTTTTAATAATTTACCATTATTTTTAAGAGAATTATACAAAGTAGACTTGTATGAATTAAAAAGAAGACTTAAAGTTCTTGCAGATAAAAATAGAAATTATATTCAAGATAAATTTACAATCGAATCAGATTAAATTATCTCCTTTATTCTATTTCTTTCGTTTTAATTAATGTTCTATTATTAAATAACATTAACCGAATTTCCTCTTTTATTTTATTAATTACTTTATTATTCTCTTTTTTTTCTAAATATCTCTCAAACTTCTTCATAATTGATGGATATTTTTCCCCTCTCTCTATCCAAATTTCTATTCTCTCTTCAATTAATCCTTGTTTATCATCAATCATATCAGCTATTATCTCATCTCTATTTTTGGTATCCCATTTAATACCATCATAAACCATTATATATCCATTTTTTAAGTTAGATATATAAACATTATGATTTTCTGGTTTTTCGGGATCTAAATGAATCATCTTAATTAAATGCGGTACACACATATTACTATGATTCAAACATTTTAATATATCCTTATCTGTTAATTTACTTATATCAGTGTTCTTATACGCAAGTACCTTTATATTATTCTGAATATTTTGAGTTATTGTACTATTATTTATTCCAGCCTTCTTTATTAACTCATCTATCTGATTATCTTTTTTCTCTAATGCTTTTTTGAAATCAATGATTTGATCTTTTTGATCTTGTAATTGAATATTTAATAATTTTACTAATTTATTCATAGATTCTTTCACTTCTTCATCCTTTTTCTTTTCTTTACACGTTTTAAAATGTCTATTTAATGATTGCACATGCTTATAGATCTTATTGCAATACAAACATTTATTATTATCATCCATATTAACTAGCTCATTTTTGCTCATATAATGCTCATTTTGGCTCATTTGTTGTTTATTTTTATTTTTATTTAAATTTAAATAATCTTCATATGTTAATCCATCTAATATGTATTCTTTATATTCATCTACATTTATTATATTAATTATTGGTTTACATCTATTCTTACGTCCTATGTGGCGTACAATATTTGATTTATTATTATTGGTATACCCGCAACGATAACATTCATAATTAACCATAATATATATAATTATATACTTATTTAAATATATTTATTTACCTAAATTTACCTATTAATTACCTAATTAATTATATATATTGTATATATACCATATAACATATATATAAATCTATTAATTAATATACAATAAGACCATAATTACCTAATTTTACCTAATGACAATATATTCAAAATATTCAAAAGGGGGGGGGAATTTTTTATTTTTAAAAAAGTATGGCAAGTTTTTAAAAATAAAAATACCGAACTTTTAAAAAATTATAGTTTTTAAGACGGCAAAAATTTAACGGCATATAATGTATATATATATGTAAATTTCATGTGAAGATAATATATTTGAATTTTAAAATCAGATGATAAATAATAATTATATTATAAATTGTATATTTTAATCATTTTCTTATAGGTAGTATATTTCTGAATTGAAACGCGGTAAATCGATATATTAATATTCGTATTTAAGTAGAATGAAAAAATTGATTAATTATATAAATGATAATTAATATTATATAATTATTAAATATGGAAGTGACGAAGAGAAATGGAAAAAAAGAACCTGTTTATTTTGATAAGATTACTATTAGATTAAATAAACTAATTAAGGAAGGAAATCTCAAGAATATTAATTCAGTAAAAATAGCTCAACAAGTAATTCAAAATGTTTATGATGGTATAACAACATTAGAATTAGATGATTTATCATCAAGAGTATGTGCTTCATTAAGTTCTGATAATCCAAATTATGGAATGTTAGGAGGAAGAATTTGTATAAATAACTTGCAAAAGAGTACGCCTAGTACATTTTATGAGTGTATTAAATTATTAATGTCAAATACTGATATAAATGATAATACAATGCCATTATTGTCGGAACATATAGTAAAAATAATAGAAGATAATTATGAACAAATTAATTCAAAAATAGATCATGACCGTGATTATTTAATTGATTTCTTTGGAGTAAAAACATTAGAAAAATCATATTTAATGAAATCAAATTCTAAAATTGTAGAAACGCCACAATATATGTGGATGAGAGTATCATTAGGTATTCATGAGAATGATTTGGAATCTGCTTTTAAAACATATGATTTGATGTCTCAAAAACATTTTACACATGCATCTCCAACATTATTTAATTCTGGAACTATAAGGCCTCAATTATCATCGTGTTTCTTAACTGGTACTACAGATAATATTGAAGGAATATTCAAGACAATAAGTAATTGTGCATTTATTAGTAAGAATGCTGGCGGAATAGGTATTCATGTAAGTAATGTTAGAGCAGGAGGTTCATTAATTCGTAAAACAAATGGTGTATCAAATGGTATAGTTCCAATGTTACAAGTATTTAATTACACAGCAAGATATATAGATCAAGGAGGTAGACGTCCAGGTTCATTTGCAATATATTTAGAACCATGGCATGCAGATGTATTTGAATTTTTAGAATTAAGAAAAAATACCGGTTCAGAGACAGATAGAGCTCGTGATTTGTTTTTAGCATTATGGATCCCAGATTTGTTCATGGAAAAGGTATTGGTAGACGGTGATTGGTATTTGATGTGTCCAGATGAGTGCAAAGGTTTACCAGATGTATGGGGTGATTCATTTGAAAAACTGTACAATAAATATGTTTCGGAGGGTAAATTTAGAAAAAAAGTATCTGCTAGAATATTATGGAATAAAATACTTGAATCGCAAGTAGAAACAGGAAATCCATATATTTTATATAAGGATCATGTAAATAAAAAGTCAAATCAAAAAAATATTGGGACTATTAAGTCATCAAATCTATGTGCCGAAATTGTAGAATATTCTGATGAGAAGGAGACGGCAACATGTAATCTAGCATCTATTGCATTAAATACATTTATAAAAAAGCCAGAATTGAATGGTGTAATAAAAATTTATAGTAAAGAAAAATGTACTTATTGTAAATTAGCAAAAATGTTATTGAAAAATTATGACATAGAATATGAGGAGCATCTTCTTACTGAAGATGAACAAATATCAAATATAATTACTGATAATCATGATGGTGAAATAATTGATAAGGTACCTCAAATATATATAGATAATAAAAGAATAGGTGGTTATATAGAATTAAAAGCATATTTGCAACCAACATATGATTTTGACAATTTAAAGGAGGTTGCAAAGACTGTTTGTAATAATTTAAATAAAGTGATAGATGTAAATTATTATCCAATTCCTGAGGCGAAGTTATCAAATTTCAAACATAGGCCAATAGGTATTGGTGTACAAGGATTAGCAGATACATATTTTATGATGCGATTTCCATTTGAAAGTGAAGAAGCATGTCGATTGAATAAGGAAATATTTGAAACAATATATTTCGGTGCATTGGAGGCGAGTATGGAATCTTCAAGAGAAAGAGGTATCGCAATAGAGAATGCATTAAATAATAAAGAAGTAATGAATGATAGTAAATTTGCGTATAAAGCAGATGATACATTTGACCATTTCCAAAAAGATATTTCACGTGATTATGCAAAGGGGTCATATCATACATTTATAGGTTCACCGTTTAGTGAAGGTAAATTGCAATTTGATTTGTGGGATGCAATCCCATCTGATAGATGGGATTGGGATGGATTAAGAAATGATATCATGAAATATGGTGTTAGAAATAGTTTAGTAACTGCGTTGATGCCTACTGCGTCAACATCTCAAATATTGGGAAATAATGAATGTTTCGAAGCGATAACAAGTAATATTTATAAAAGATGGACTCAGGCGGGTGAATTTAAATTGATAAATAAATATTTGATAACTGATATGAAAAATTATGGGTTATGGGATGCAGAAATAAAAGATAATATAATTTTTCATAATGGTTCAGTTCAATATTTAGATATTCCTTCTGAACTTAAGAATTTATATAAAACTGTATGGGAAATTAAACAAAAACACATAGTATTACAGGCGGCAGTGCGAGGACCATTTATAGATCAGACACAGAGTATGAATATTTATATGGGAGATGCTAATTTTGATAGAATGAGTTCTTCTCACATTGCAGCATGGAAATTAGGATTAAAAACGGGTATTTATTATTTTAGAACAAAGCCAGGCGCGAATGCGATAAAATTCACAATTGATACAACAAAATTTGATACAAGTAATGCAAGTGATGGTCAAGATGAAGGTTGTTTGAATTGTTCTGCATAATTAAAGAATTAATATAATTTAATTAAAATAATATTAATATATATGAATGATAAAGTATCATTATTTAAATATATTGTGAACAATGATGTATCTAAATTAAAAGAATTATTAAAAATGAATAAAGAATTAATAAATATAAAGGGCCATAATCTGCAAAATCCAATACATGATGCATGTTTTTATGGAAATAAAGAAATAATAGATCTATTAATGAGCTATGATGTCACATTATTAAATTCAATAAATGATCTGGGAATGAATGGATATCAGTTATTAACAAATCATCCAAAATTACTAATTTATTATATGAAAATGTATAAACCGATAAATATTCATCATATAAATAATTTTAATCATACAATAATTGTATGTTATATTTTAAATTCAAATAATTTAGATGAAAATATATTAAAAGAATTAAGTGATCTCGGATGTAGCTTATTAAAACCAGATAATATTAACAGTATCAATTATTTATTGGAAAAATCATGTAATCAATTAGAGATAATAAATAAATATTTTAAATTTGATTTGAATAGACATGGTGAATTGATAGCATATCAATTACTTGATATAAATAATTTGGATTGTTTTAAAAAATTAATTAAGTTAGGTTTAAATGTAAATATATCAAATAATTATGGAACAATGTTTTCATATGCATTATTTTCACATAATAAAGATTTTATTAATTTTTTGTTAAGCCAAAAAATAGATTTTTCATATACTGATAAGAATGAAATCACGTATTTTCATTTAGTATTACTTAATCATTATAAAAGACAGCAGACGAACGCGAGTACATTAGATATCGAAATACAAAAATTAATATTAGAAAAAATGACAGATTTAAATAAACAAACAATAGATGGTGATACAATAATGCATATGATATTTCGTTATAATAGATGGGAGGACTTTAAAGATATTTTAAGTAAAAGGAAAGTAGATTTAACTATTAAAAATAAAGAAAATAAAACCCCATTAGATTATATTAAAAGTCGGAAAGAACGATCTGATATTAAAAATAAATTTAGGAATCATATTAAAAAGGAAGATATAGATATAAATTTATTAAATTATAAAACGCCACAGCATACAAAGTTTATTGGTTCTAGTTTGAATCGGTATATATCTGCATATTATTTGATTGACAAATATAAAAATGTTGGGATACCTTTATGTACAAAATATGATGATGTTAAGAATCAAATAAATAATAGTTTATTCAAAGATATGATACAAAATCCTATAAATAGTTTAATATGTGCATCAATATTTTATAATGTAGATACATATGATTTTTTTATTCCTTTAAATTTAGAAAGTGGCATTAAAAATATAATAAATAAAGAATTAATATTTATTTTTATTCATAAGATTTTTTCAAATACTGAAATTGGTCATGCAAATCTATTGTTAATAGATAAAAAAAATAATTCTATAGAAAGATATGAACCATATGGATTTAGTATAGATGATGGGAAATTAGATGAAATATTAAAAAATAGAATAATTAAAATTATGTTAAATTTAACAAAAATGAAATATAAATATTTAGCGCCAAAGGATTATCAACAGTTATATGATTCCCAAAGTATTGAATCAAATTTTGATAAATATCAAAATGAAATAGGTGGATTTTGTCAAGCATGGACATTTTGGTATTTAGAACATAAGTTATTAAATTTTGATATAGATAGTAAAACATTACTTATTAAGTTGAAAAATAAATTATTACAAGAAAATAAATCAATATCAGATCATATCAGATCATATGCAGACAAGTTAGATAAATATATGAATAAAATATATATAAAACACAAGGTTAAAAGGAATGATATATATCGTTTAAGTAATACTGAAAACAAATTATATGAGAATATAAATGTGGATTTATTAAAAATACAAAATATTGAGTAATGTATATGACAAGTATAATAACTTTATTTGATCAACATGATATTAAATTTTTTTTTGATACAAAAACTAAAAAATTAGTTTTAAAAAAGAAGGAGATATATTATAATATAGCTTTAAACTCCGATAATATAGGTGAGGAATCATTAAAACAGCAAGTAGATAATATATTCTCAATAATAAGTGCCATAAAAGTAAGTGGTAGAATTGGTCCAGATGGTCCACAAGGTATAAGAGGTAAGCAAGGTGGTATCGGGAAAAAAGGTGATCAAGGTGAAATGGGTAAACCATTTGAAATTGAATTATTTTGCGATTCTGAATTAGATTTGCCAGATAATGCTGATGAAAATAAATTAGCATTGATAAAAGATTCTTTAAATTTATATATTAGATTAAATAATAAATGGACATTGTATGGTAATTTAAATTTAATAAAGGGTGAAAAAGGTGAAAGAGGCGACCAGGGTGTAAAAGGTGATCAAGGTGATAAATTACATATTGATTATATATGTAATTCTATAGAAGATTTAAGTATTAAGATAAATTTAGTAGAAGGTCAAATTGCATTAATTGAGAATAAATTAGATTTGTATTTACTAAGAAATAATGAATGGGTGAAAATAGGAAAACTAATATCCGATAAAGGTGAGAAAGGTGATAAAGGTATTAAGGGCGATAAAGGTAATAAAGGTGATAAAGGCGATTCAATAAATTTTTCGTATATTGTTTCTAATAAAAAATTTTTACCAACAGATGTAAATAATAATGTATATGCATTAGTTAGAAATACATTAGAAATATATTATCATAATAACGATAATTGGGATTTATTGGGATGTCTAAAAGGAGAACAGGGTAAAAAAGGTAATAATGGGGATAAAGGTGATAAAGGAGATATGGGAGATCCTTTTACTATAAAATATATATATAATGACATAGAAGAGTTTAATTGTAATAAGGATTCATTAGATAGTAACGAGTATGATTATATGTTAGATAAAAGTACTGGAAATCTGTATCAATATAGTAATTTTCAATGGATATTCAAATTTAATTTAAAAGGGCCAGATGGTGAAAAGGGTGATGGATTACATATAGATTTAATTATAAATAATACAATTGAATTATTAAACCATACTGATAAAATTAATAAATTTGCATTAGAAAAAAATACATTAAGTTTATATTATAATATGAATAATAAATGGATTTTAATTGGCGACCTCAAAGGTGTAAAAGGAATACAGGGTCAACGTGGTAAAAAAGGAGATATCGGATGTGGTTTAAAAATAGATCATTATGTAAATAATGTAAATGATATATTATCTAGTGATATAACATTAGTAGAGGGTAATATAATTTATTTAAATCAAACGAAAGAATTTAAATATTACGATGGAAGTACTTGTAAGGATATATCAATATTTCCAAATAATAAAATTAATCTATTAGATATTAAGTTTATTACAGTATGTGAAAGTCATCAAAATATTGCTTTATCGCGATTATTTGAAATTAAATCAAAAATAGATGAAATAGATAATTCAAAAATTAATGTGATGTATAAAATAAAATTTGTAATATGTTGGAAAGCAAGTGATCCAGATATAAGTAAGGATTTTTATAAAGATGGGATGTTATTTTTTGCAGAACATAATAATATATTAGTTGAAAATAGTACTAAATTCATACAAGGATTTCCAATGACAAATACATTTACCCATGAATTTTTAGTATGTGATAAGGATATCACATCCTTCAGATTTTTTATTAAAGTAAATTATTGTCAAGGATCAATTGAGACATTCGATCATTTAAATTTAATTCAAATAGAAAATATTTAATTTTATAAAATTAAAATAGAATATGCTATTAGCATATGTAAAAGTGATAATACTCTTGCGCGAAGACTTTTAGGTATAAGACTGTCTATATTACGAAAACCAGTATGTGAAGAAATTGTATAATATAATCTGTCCATTTTACAATTAGATTGTGATACATTATTAAATTCTGCATCTGGAATAGTTAAATATAATAAATAAAATACCATAATAACAAAAGCAGATAAATATAATTTGGTTGTTACACTCTTTAAATCAAAAACTATATTCATTATATTTAATAAAGATATTTATTTTATATTTAATATTTTTAGATTGTGTAAAATTTCATAATTTAATTTTAAGTCAAATTTTTTCCAACATAATTCACACATAAAAATATTATTTTTAGCAATATTTTTCCATATGATATGATTTTTTATATTATTACATTTATCACACTTAAATGTTTTGATTGAATTATCCATATATATAAAAATATATTAACCTCTTTCATGTGGTTCTAAATAATCTAATTTTAATTTTTTAAATATATCTTTTTCTGATTTAATTTTAATTGGTTTATCAGAAAATGTATCATCTTTTTCTGCAAATAATCCATATTCATTTAATTTATAACCTAATCCTTTAGCAATTTGGCGCATTTGAGTATTTAATTCATAAGATCCGGTAAAGTATAATAGTGCTGCAGAATAATATTCACATGGAACAAAACGAATATCTATTCTACGAATACTTTTTCGTGGCAATTTACTAAATCCCATATATTTTGTTTTATTATCTGTATCCGTTAAATCATCTACAATTATTTTATTTGATTTAAGTAAAGCAATTGTTTCATATAAATAATTTGTATCTATTTTACTATAATCCTTATTTGTTTTAATTTTACTATGTGATATTAATATATCAATATCATTTGAAAAATCCTTTCCTCTTCTATAAGATCCTGCAATAATTAAAACAAGATTTTCGTCAACTGTTTTAATTAATTTTTGTAATATTTCATTATATGAATCAATTTCTTTTCGTGGTATTTTAACTTTAAACACTCCATGATATTTTAATCCAATTTTAATTTTATCATTTACTTCTATTTTTTTCTCTTTAATTTTCTTTTTAAGTTCGGCAATAGATTTAATATTATACTTTTCAATTAACTGTTTTGCTACTTTCGTTCCAATATTAATAACTTGTGATAATTCTCCAATTAGATCCATCTCTTTTTTAATTTCAACGATTTCTGATTTATCAACCTCTGCTAATTTCTTAGTTTGTATTATTTCATCAATTCTTGTTATAGTACCCTTTCCAATACCATCAATATCTTTAAGATCATTCCCACTTTTAATCTTATCAGGAAATAATTTTATTACTTTTAAAGCATGTTTAAAATGTTTTAGTTTAAATCGATTTTTTGCAATTTCACTTTTATCATATTGATTATTATTTAGTTTATATTGAATTTCATTAATTAATAAATCAAACTCTTTAACAATCCTCTTATTATCTAAATTATTCATGTCGATTTGTTTTTCCGGCATATATCTACTATTATAAATTCTTTTTTAAATAAAATTTTATTTAAATTATAATAAAATAATAATTTAAATATTTAGTATTTTAATGGAAGAAATTGAATTATACGAAGCATTATTAGGGTTTTTTTTAACTTTAATAATTACATTATTAAAAAATCACTTTTTAGATAAAAAAACAGTATATAATGCTGTTTTAGTGGGCTCAATTGGATGGGCATCTCATTTTGCTGTTAGAAAAATATTAAAAACACATTATAAAAAAAACAAAAAATAGACTAATAGTCTATTATATATAATAATATAATTATATATAATAATTATTCATTTGCTTTATAAAAGAGCATATAGGCTTTATTTGTAATAATGTCAGGTATGTCAATAATATCAACTTGGTCGTCATCAAATTTATACCATTTATTGTTAGTATAATTCTTACAATATGAGTAATAATGTCCAAATGATATTCCACTAAATCCAAAACTATTAAAATTGGTATGATTGTTGATTGCAAATAGTGAATATGTTTTATATTTTGAAACATGATTATTATGTAGATATGGTGTAATATCTAAATTATCAATAGGAAATTCAATTACATTATCTAATTTACTGGCACCTGTATGTGAAAATTCAAATCTCTTAATTAGAAAAATTAAAATTTTAGGTGTTTCCCAAATTAAATTGAGTTTCTCTGCATCAACTAATTTATTAGCATAAGGACTATTCCATTGATTTTCCTGATCAAGTTGTTCTGGAATAATATAATTATCTAAAAGATTATATAATGTATATTTCTTGTATTTAATAGAATTAGTATTATACTTTTCTAATAAAGTCTTTATCCTATCATTTTTATGTGGTTTATTGGTATCACTTTTATCTAAAATAGATTCATCTTCTGAATCAGAATCAGAATCAGATTTAGAAGATGAATCAGAATCAATTTTCGATTTATCATTAGATTCATTTTCAGATTCCTCAGATTCCTCGGATTCCTCAGATTCATCATCCTTATTTTTTGTTACTTCCTTTGAATCATTTGTCAAAATAGAACTTTCATCTTCAGATTCATCTGAAGATACAGATGAATCTGATATTTCATTTAATTCACTTGATCCATTTGTTTCATTTGGAATAGATAATGTAAAGTAAAAAAATGATTCAAAATTTGTTTTAATACCCTTTGTTTGACTACATGTTAATTGAGAGATTGTGCGTCCCTCAAATAAAAAATTAATTTGAGATAATTTTTTATGAGACGATGTATAATCTTTTACTGATTTATAATTCATATACTCATCTCTATTTGATGTAATAAGTTTTAAGATACTGCTAATATTTGCATCTTCGTCTGTATGTAAATTTTTTAAACAATCATATATGATATTTGTTTTTTTAGGTATAATTTCCGATTCTGTTGCTAATTCTTCGTGTATAGAATCTAAAATACATAATAATGCTTCTTGGCTATCTTGTTGATTCGAATTCTGGAATAATTCTATTTTTTTCCCAAATAATTTTCTAAAACTAATAGGTCTAAATGAGTAGAAACTGCTATTCCAGATATTAATAAATATTTTTCTAAGTTGAAATGCCAGACTATTATTAATTAATTTTTCAGCTAAATAATATTCAGATTCATTATGTATTAATTGTGGGATTAATTCATTCCCAATAATATAGGTTCTGAAATCGTCACAATTGCTTAGACATTGTATAATTGAATTCATATAACACGTGTTACCTAAATTAATTAATCCGGATGTTCCTAAAATATCATTATCTTCTGATTCGTCGTCGTCTGAAGGATCATTGACGTTTAGTATATCTTGGAGTTCTTCCATAATTGTATTATATTAATTATAGTTTAAATAACTAATATAACAAAAATTCAAATTTATTTACATGATATTACAAAATCCGCTACTTTCTGTAGGTGTACCTAATTGTATATTCGTTCCATATATATTTTCTTGTGGTGGTCGTGGAGAGACTGTATCTCTTATAGCAGTAATTTCTTTATTAATAGTTTCAACATTATTATTTAATGTATCTAATTTGCTCAAACCTTCTGTAACTAATGTAATAATATTATTTTCACCTCCTTCGCTTTCACTTTCAGGGTCATACTTTGTTTTTAATATTTTAACGAGTTCGTCAATAGATAAATTAATACTACCAGATAATTCGCTTAATTTTTTTAAAAAATCTTTATCATCAATTTGTTCAATACTACCACCTATTTGATTTGAATTTTTTTTATTAATAATCTCTTCATATGTGTTTAATTTTTTATTTGTTACTCCAATAAAAAAATATTTTCTTTTTGTATTTTTATCTTCTAAACATATCCTACTTTGATTTAAATTATTTTTAACTAAATTTCTAAATACTTTTGTTGCAACAGATTTTGGATTGGTACCATAATATATTTTATTATTATCAGGAGATATTAAGTTATATTGATTCATATTATATATATATTTAATATATTTTCTTTTAATTGATTTATTAAAATTGAAATATTTTAAAATTAGATAAAGATATTAGTATTATTTATATTAAATATGACAGATATAATCGAAAAAACAAATATTTCGTTTAACGTCATTGATTGGGCAGATAAGGATGATTATGATGACGATGAAGGCGACGAAGACGATGAAGTGTCGTCTTATATAATCGAAGCATTTGGAAAAACGCAAGATAATAAATCCGTATATTTAAAAATAAATGGGTATACGCCTTATTTTTTTGTAGAAATTCCAAAAGCGTGGAAGGATCCACATATACGACGTTTTGTTGATTTTATTAAAAATAAAACATATGGAAAATTTAAAAATAGTTTGATAACGTATGATGTTGTTAAGAAACATAAATTATATGGATTTACTGCAGGAAAACGTTTCAAGTTTATTAGATTAGTATTTAATTCGTCAGAGGCTATGAGAAAGTATAGATGGATTTTTAATACAAAACATAAAATTCCAGGATTAGATAATTCATTGCAAGAATATAAAGCATATGAAAGTGGGTTTCCACCTCTTCTTCGTTTTATGCATATTCAAAATATAAATGCAAGTGGATGGTTAAAAGTAGAAAGTGATAAATATGATATATTGCCAAAACGTGGATATAATACTGATATTGTAATAGAGGCAAAATGGACTGATGTAATTGGTATTGAAAATTCAACAATTGCGGATATTAGTATTTTAGCTTATGATTTAGAATGTACTAGCGGAGATGGTAGTTTTCCTCAAGCAAATCGCGATACCGATAAAATCATTCAGATAGGTTCAACGATAAGTTATAATGGTAAGGAGAATTGTCATTTTAAGCATATTATAACTTTAGGTTCGTGTGCGCCAATAGATGGCGCAATTGTAGAATCATATGATACGGAGAAGGAGGTAATTTTAGCTTGGCAAAAGTTAGTAGTGAAAATGGATCCAGATATTATTACAGGCTGGAATACATATGGTTTTGATAATAAATATATTCACGATAGAGCAGTTCATTTAAAAATCGAAGATAAATTTGGTAAATTTTCAAGATTAAGACAAAAATGTGAGTATATTGATACTCAACTATCTTCAAGTGCATTGGGTGATAATAAAATAAGATATTATAATACGCCAGGAAGAGTACAAGTTGATTTAATGAAAGTAGTAATGAGAGATTACAAATTAAATTCTTATAGACTTGATTCTGTAGCAGAAGAATTTCTTAGAGGCAAAGTTATACAATTAGACGGCAATAATTTAAAAGTTGATAAGTCAGATGATTTACATGTAGGTGGCTATATAAAATTGATTGAATCATATGAAGAGTTAGTAGAGGATGGTAAAAAATACAAAATTGAATCAATAGATGGTACGAATGTGGTATTAAATGGTGCACCAAATACATCTGATACAAATCTCATATGGACTATGGCAAAGGACGATGTAACTCCAGCAGATATATTTAGATTACAAGAAGGATCTGCGGAGGATAGAAAAATAATTGCAGAATATTGTATACAGGATTGTGCATTAGTAAATAAACTAATGGCTCGTCTTTGTGTAATGATGAATAATATCGGTATGTCAAATGTATGTAGTGTACCTTTATCGTTTTTATTTTTCAGAGGTCAGACAATTAAAATTTTTAGTTTGGTTGTAAAGGAATGTAGACAAATGAATTATTTAATTCCTGATTTAAAAAGGAAGAATGATAAAGATAAAGAGGAAGAGGAAGTAGTTGGTTATGAGGGTGCTACAGTATTTAAACCCAAAATAGGGTTTTATAAAAGACCTATTTCCGTTTTAGATTATGCATCTTTATATCCGTCATCAATGATTCACAAGAATACGTCACATGAGACATTTGTTGATAATGAGAGGTATGATAATTTACCTGAGTATGATTATTATGATTGTGAATATAATAATGCTGATGGTACAAAGACGAAATGTCGTTATGCAAAAAACAAGGATGGTACTATGGGTATTATGCCAGCAATTTTATCAAAATTATTAAAACAGAGGAAAGCAGTAAAAAAGTTGATGGCGCAGGCGGCAAATCCGTTTATGAAATCAATATATGATGGTTTACAGCAAGCATATAAGGTTACTGCAAATTCATTGTATGGTCAATTGGGTTCTGCAGTAAGTCCAATATATTATAAACAAATCGCTGCATCTACAACGTCTATTGGTAGGGAGATGTTAGAATTAGCACGTGATTATATGGAGAATGTGTTTCCTGGAATTATACAAGGTTTATATGATGCATATTCAGAAGATGATAATGAAAAGGTAGAAAAAATATTAAAAGAAGAATTAGTAGAATCTTTACATACCGAAGAATTCAAAAATGATATTAAAGAAAAGATCAATAAAATATGCAACAGATGTACCATCTGTCCAGACACCATATACGGGGATACGGATTCAGTATTCATAGATTTTGGTCTAAAAATAAATGATGAATATTGTGAAACGAGAGAGGGATTAGGATATGCGATAGAATTAGGTGTAATTGCAGGTAATTTCATTAAGATGAAAATGCATGCTCCACAGGATTTAGAATATGAGAAAACGTTTTGGCCATTTTGTATTTTGAGTAAAAAGCGTTATGTCGGAAATAAGTATGAATTTGATAAAAATAAATTCAGTCAAAACAGTATGGGGATTGTTTTAAAGAGACGTGATAATGCTCGTATTGTAAAAAAAGTTGTAGGTGGAATGGTTGATATTTTATTAAATGAGGTGGATGTAGAGAAAGCAGTACTTTTTATAAAAAAGTCAATTGTTAATTTGTTAAAGGGTAAATATCCATTACATAATTTTGTGACATCGAAAACGTTAAAGACAGTATATGTTGATAGAACAAGAATTGCCCATGTATGTTTAGCAGATAGAATGAAGGCTCGAGATGCGGGTAGTGCACCTCAAATTAATGAAAGAGTACCATATGCCGCAGTAGTAGTAAAAGAGAGAAAAGGATTATTACAAGGTGATAGAATAGAACATCCGGACTATATAATAAAGAATAATTTACAAGTTGATTATCTATTTTATTTAACAAATCAGATAAAAAATCCAACTGTACAATTTTTGGAGTTATTAGTAGATGATGCAGAGGCGATATTTAATGAAGCAATTCAGATAGAAAATAATAAACGTAAGGGAAATGTTTCAATTGCTAGTTATTTTAATGTGAAGAAAGGGCAGAATAAGCAATTACAAGAATTAACAATTAAAAATAAAACAAAGTCAGCAAATGTTGCTAAATATTATTTGAATGATCAAGATCCTGACTTAGAAAAGATAGGATTAGATTGTAGTAATGATAAATCACTATTTTCAGAATCAGATAGTTCTGATGATGAAAAGGAAGCTAAAAATAATAAACAGCATAAGCAATTATTTTTAGATTTAGGTAAAATGTAATTTATTTATAAATATCGACGTCCATTAACTGAATCAACTGATACTAAATTAATATCAGATGTGTTAATAGATGAAGAATCAACGCGATAAGGTGTATCAGATGATTCTCCACCTACAAAATATTCTCTATTTGTAGTTATGTCAGATGAAGTTTCAGAATATCCGTATCCTTTATTAGGCATAGATGATGATGTTTCAGAATGTGCGTGTCCTTTATTAGGCATAGATGATGATGTGTCACTTAATGGATTTGAGTGTTTTGAGCGTTTTGGTTTATTAAGTGCTTTATTATTATCAGAAGATGATAAAGATATTTGGGATAGTTCCTTCATTAATTCACTAGATGATGTAGACGATTCACTATCGTCCAGTTTGTCGTCATCAGAAGATGAAGAACTGTCGTCATCTCTTTTACCTCCGTTCATTATTTTTTTATATACTTCAGTTGCAATAAATGGAGATGATGATTCTTCGTCTCCACCACCTTCCATGATTTTTTTATATAATTCAGTTGAGATAAAAGGACTAGACCCGCCACTCTGTTCTGAAGTACCCATATTGTCAGACATGGCAGCAGATGTTTCTTCACCTTCTTTTATAACTTGTCCCATCTTTTCAAAAATTTCAACCATAGCACTGGAAGATGTGGCAGAATCAGTGCCATTGGGAACTTCGAAATCTATAACGTCCATTTCCCCATTGACACCTGGTGTAATTGTTATACCACTCGCACCCACAGTACGTTGTTCAGTTCTTGTATTTTCCCATGATGCAGATTCAGCATCTGATGTTTGTGCTTGTGTTTCTGGTAAAGTGTTATTTGCATTTGAGTTTGCGTTACCCATAATAATATATATTTTATATAAGATTTTAATTTTAATTTAAATTTTAATAATTTACTATATATATATGAAAGAAACTATACTAATTATTACATTCTTAACAATCGTATCAATTTTCATTTTCATACATTCTTCGGAAGTATCATTCCACGAATCATTTACTGGGGAACAATATCTAGTTCGTAATTTAGAAGATAAAGATAAGGCAGCCGACATGCTGGCAACCATAAAAGACAAATTAAGAATATTAGTAGATTATATAATGGACCAGTGTGAAAATAAACCGAATAAAACATCTGAATTTATAAAAACATATATAAATACAATTAATAATAAATTTAATTTTATTATTTTTAGAGAAAGTACAGATAACTCACAATTTACTAGTTATTCAATAAATAAAGGAGAGGAGATTGTATTTTGTTTAAGATGCAAAGAAACAAATGAGGTGCACAATATAAATGAATTAATGTATGTTGCAATACATGAGATTGCACATGTTGGATGTCCTGAAATAGGTCACACACCGTTATTTAAAAAAATAAACAAAGATCTATTACAATATGCAATAGATTGTAATATTTATTCATATAAAGATTATAACACATTTCCAGAAAGTTATTGTGGTATAATATTAAGCAATAATATTTTGAATTAAAAACTTATATATTAATATATCAATTAATATATAATGAATGATCCCGTTAAATTAATATATAAATATAAAAATATAAATAAGCGTAGTCAGTATCAATTATTTATTTATGTTGGTTATTTATTAGATGATTCTATAAAAAAAATATTATTAAAAATTAAAAAATTAAATTTTTATGATACATTAATTGAACTTTCAATGAAAGAAATTGATCAATTAAGTAATGTATATGGTATAAAATGGTATACATATTTTTTTTTAGTTGATCATCTAGAACTAAGTTTTAATTTGATACAAAAGTCATCTTTAAAACGTAAGGAAATCGATAACAAATTTGGTAAGGATTGGATTGATAAAAACATAAGATCGGGTACATTTTTTGATAATAGAATGTATAGTTATCCATTCCTTTTTAAAAGAGAGAGAGAGTTGAGAGAGAGAAATAAGAATTTAAGAGAAAAACACCAAACCGAAACAGAAGATTATAATACTAAAAGATTCCAAGGTGGAGGGGAGAATATAGAATACGATATAGGGAATGTAGAAGAAGATTCATATAATAAAGAAAATATTAAGGAAGACAATGACGACTTACAAGTAAGAGATGACGATAATGCATATATATTAAATGATAACTTACAAGCCGGGGGAGACGACGACGATGGTGACGACGATGGGGATAATGGAGATAAGGGGGGTGAAGACGACGGTGAAGCTATATCAATGGATCAAAAGTTAGAATTTGATGATATAGATGAGTTTGATTTAGAAGAATTAGAGAATATGTATCAGGAAGTAGATATAGATGAAAATGTAAAAACAACATCTAAATTAATAGATCAAGCAATGAAAAGTGATGAGAAAAACATAACATCAAAAAAGATATTATTAGATTTTCCAGATAATAAGAATGATATTATGTATGATGATTCTTTAAAAAATGTATTTTTTAAACATTATGTGTTTGAACAGTATATATTCAAGGATGATACAATTAAGAAATTAAAGGAGAAGGTATGTTGTTCAATTAAATTAAATAGTATATTCGAAACAAGTGGTGATACAAAACACAAAGCATATTTGACACCATCTAGATTATATATGTGGAGTAAATATCAATTTACAGATCAGATTGATAATAAAAGTAAATCAGACTCTATTATGTTGGGACAGAAATGGATTAAACGTAGTGAAATGTTAAAGATAGAAATTGAGCCAAATGATAATATTAGAATTTATGAAGAACTTAAAGGTAATTTAAAAAATTTAAAACAGGATATGAGAAAATATGGTTCAAGAATAAGAAGAGAAGAAGATGAATTTAAATTATTAGAAGATTATGATAAATATATCCAAAATAATGAAATTTATGTAATAGATATTTTTAATGAACTTGGTATGAATTATTTGGCTCATCCTGATAAACTAAAAAATTTATATGAAATTTATATAAAAATATATTTTTTTCATATAACTTCAGATGATTTTAAACAAATTATTAATTATTTGAATATTAAGGATGAACAAAATAGAAAATACGAGATCACTCAAATGAAAAATATATTTCAGACAATGAATAATGATTTAATTTTAGAGAATGAGATAATTAAGACAGTAGAATTAGTAGATTTTAATAAAAATGAGATCCAGGGAATGTTTCAAGATAATTATATAACACATTCTGTTATTCATTCATATGTTGCTCATACAAATACTTTTAATAGCCCAATATTGGATTTATTTAGGATTTTTGATAATTTTATAATGACAAAAGACTACCCATTTTTACAATATCAATTATTAGATGGTAAAATGATATATAAGTTTGATACAAAAGTGAATGAGAATGATAAGTCCGCAATTATGGCAAAATGGTTTGAAAATTCACCTTATGGCATATCATTTAAAATAAGAGCTGAACAAAAAGGTGGATCAACTAATAAATATATTGCATTAAGTTTAAATGAGAATGGTAGATTAGAATATAAAATCCAATGGAAGGAAGATGATAAAGCGACAGTTGATGACATTAAAAAAACATATGTTTATATTAAGAATTTAGTTATTAAAATAAATTCAGAAAATACAAAATTAAAAATCGAGATGCCAAAGGATGAAGACTTCGTTTTTGCTTTTATAAATTCAATTCAAAAGTTTGAATTTGATGGTAAAAAATCAATTAATCATAATGATTTATCAGATTTTAGTAGATTTTTTTATCCATATATATCGTTGGTAATTGAACCTAGAAAAAGAGGATCTAAACAAGCGATAGTTAATCCTAAAAGTAAATATGGTACATATTTACGATATAAAAGAGTAAGTAAATATGAGAATGAATCAAAAATAGAGCATAGGATTGTTTATTTTATGAAAAATTATGAGTATACTGATATCTCTTTAGTAAAAGAAATAGCGAAACAATTTAATATTACAAATACAGAAGCAAATAATAAAATTGAAAATGTCAAAAAAAAATATCCTATTATTAAAAAATCAAGAAAAATATTAAAAAGATTAGAATCAGCTCCAAAATATAATAATCCAGGAATTGGAATAGATATACAAGGCAAATCACGACTGAATTATAAAATCAGGATTTCAGGTGCCAGAAATAAGGATCAATTAAGTAGAATTATAAAATTCATGAATGTTATGATATATTTATATATTCAAACTTATTTAGAAAAAAATAAGGATATGCAAAAATTAAAAGATAAATTAAAAGATCTTGTAAATATTGCGAAAAGACGTAATAAGGTTGATAATATAATAGATTTAGAAGATATTGAAGTAAAAACAGTTAAACAATTAACTAAATTTGATTCTGATAGATTGGGGTATAAACCAGAGGAAGGTGAAAGTCATTGGACGAGATCGTGTCAAAATAGTGGTACAAAAAGACGTCAGCCACAGCAATATGTTTATAGTTCAATAGATGAATTATTAGTTAAGGGGTATAAATATAATGATCAAACAAAAGATTATGAGAAAAGTATAAAAATTGGGAAAAAGATGGTTACTTTAAAAGCAGCGGAATTAATGAATTTAAAAGATAAGGGTAATAAATTCTATTATGTATGTGATCCTGCGGAGAATAAAGAATATACATATGTAGGATTTTTGTCAAGAAGTAAAAATCCTAGTGATTTATGCATGCCTTGTTGTTTTAAGAAAAATCCATTGGAATCAAATAATCGAGACAAGAAAAATTATTATCTGAAATGCATGGGTAAAATTAAAGATATTGAATATTCAAAAAAGAAAATACAAACAGATAAAATATATATATTACAGGATACTAATAAAATTCAAGAAGGTAGATTTGGGATGTTACCAGACATATTAGACAATTTTTTAAATAAAATAGATAAAAATAAAATTAATATTAAAAATCATTATTTAGTGAATACTATCCCTTATTATTTTTTTAAATATGGAGTAAAATCATCATTACATCCATTTATTGAAGCACTTAGTAATATTTATGATATTGATGCAGATAATATAAAAAAGAAGTTAATTGATATATTAGAAAAGGATAATAAAGATATTTTATTTACAAGTTTAGATTCTGGAAATATAAAAACACAATTTAAATCAAGAGATTTATATATTGAATTTATTAAAAATAATAATTATTTAGAATATGATGTACTAGGTGATTTTATATCTAAACCAGGAGTCCTATCAAATAATGGTATTAATTTTTTTATTTTTGAAAAAAAATCAGTAGTAATTAAAAAAACATTAGAAAAGAAAAAAATAATTGACGATTATAACTTATTATGTACCAATTATGACGACAATCTATATAAATACGATGAAACTCGAGATAATATCATTTTATTAAAAGATAATAAGATATTTTATCCAATTTTTGTAATTAATAAACAAAATTTAGATGAAGAGGT